GCCATTTTAAATTCCTGCCAATGCTAGAGTTTCCACATCATCGATGAACGCATCGACCTGTGTTTTGTTGTAGTGGTCTGCCAGTGAAAAGGTTCCAAATGATACAATCGAAATTGAATCCCCTGTAGCCGCTGCAGAGGCCAAGACCACATTGGCTCCATCTGTTGCGGTGAAATCTGAAGGTTGTAGTTTTACACCGTTTAAATAAACATCGACAAAAGTCGGATCATAAACGGCAGGGAACGTAGTTAGTGACCCACTGGTATAGCTTCCTGAGTTAGTTCCTACGACATAGTCTTTGCGTTCAGCCGTACCGTTTACGGAGCTACCTGCACTCTGAAAACCACCAGAGCCATACACTTTCATAGTGTTAGAGGTTTGATCGAACCATAAATCCCCTATGGTAACATTTGCACCTGTTGGGGCGGTTGGTGATACAAAGTAAGTATCTAGAAATTGTTGTGCGGTAGCAATTGATGTAGCCGCTGTATTAGCATGGCCTAATGCCGCATTTTCACTTGCCAAAGCCGCTGCCGCTGAGTTTGCGGCTGCAGTAGCGGAAGTTGCGGCTGCAGTTGATGATCCAAGAATACCATCTGCATAACCCTTGGTTGCTGCATCTGTTGCCGCTGTTGGAGTGCCAAGGCCAGTAACCTTATTATTACCCATCGCAATAGCACCTGCCATAGTGCCGCCAGTAAGGGGTAGCCTCAGAGAGTCTTGGGTATCTACATAAGTTTTGTTTGTGAGGTCTGAAACATTAGTAGGCGTACTAGTAGTCGTAATCTTCTGACTGCCCATGTCGATAGCACCTGTCATAGTGCCACCTGCCAGAGGTAGTTTAGCTGCTATACTATTAGTAACATTAGTGGAGAAGTTTGCATCATCTCCTAGCGCAGCCGCTAACTCATTAAGGGTGTCTAATGTTGCAGGGGCGGCAGCTACAAGATTTGATACTTCGTTATCTACATAGCCCTTCGTAGCAGCATCATTTGGATTAGTCGGGGTAGTCAGGTTTGTTATCGTACCTGTCGTACCTGCATCCATATTAAGAGTGCCGTTAATAGTGACATCATTAAATGTAGATGATCCTGTAGACGCTGTTACGTTACCAGTAATCCCACCTGTAAGGTTACCTGTCAGAGTTCCGTTTATGGATAAGTTATTAAAAGTAGATGTACCCGAAGATGCAGTTACATTACCTGCTACGTCACCAGTTAGGTCACCAGTGAAACCACTAGCTGCTGAGACTGTTGTACCTGAAATGGCTTGAGGAGTGTTTCCCCCAATAACAACGCCATCCATAGAGCCGCTGTTTTGACCACCTGCTCCAATAGTTACAGAGCCTAAAGTAGACGTTGTGGAATTTAAACTTGCTAAAGTGCTAAGACCTGTGACCCCAAGAGTGCCGCCTATAAGAGCATTACCCTCTAGATGTAGGTCTTTATATTTTAAAGTACTACTACCAATGTCTATTGTGTTAGTAGTTTCAGGGACAATCTTTAAACCATCATTAGCTACTACCTGTCTCCACTGTGCGGCATTGCTTGTGTTATCTACACAGATAAATATCTTATCAGTACTTACATTTATCCAAACAGAGCCTACTGCATAGTTTTGACTGCTATCATTTGCTATAGTTGGATTTGCTGTAGCATCTAATTTATTAGCACCTCCAGAACCACCATTAACTGCAGGAAGTAACCCAGAAACAGAGGTAGCTAAATTTATTTTAGGACCTGCTCCTGCAGAAGTACCATCGTGAGTGTGTCCAGTAGTTGCATGAAAGGCTGCTAATAATTGATCAAATTCTGCGTTTAATGGTGGGGCAGTAATATTACTACCATTGATAATACTGGCTATGGATTGTCTTGTATAACCTGTCATTATCTTCTCCCTGCGGTACTAAACTCATAAACCAATCCTTGAATAGAGAAAGGTTCTGATTGTCCTATTGTTACAAAAGTCGCGCTCACGGCAAACCCACTTCCTTGTACATCTGTGGTCATTATAGGCTTAGAGTTACCACCATATAAAACATTGGCTGCACCATAGTCTATATTAAGACCTGCATATTTTACCTGACCGCCTTCACTTTCTTGTGAATAAGTAGATGGGGTCAAGGCTGCGTTATCTCCCCAATCATATGAGAGTGTTAAGAATAATTCTACAGGACCTTCTGCCCTAATAAAAGTATTTAGTTTTCTAATTACTTTCCTTTGTTCAGTATCTCCAAAATCTAAAAACGGAGTTTCATATACACTAAGAATATTAGAACCTTTAAAACTAGTTCCTCTTTCTTGTCTGTAAACTTTTCCGTCAAAGTCTCCATGTAAAACGTGTTCTATAGTATTTATATATTCACTTGTAGCACATGAAGCTCTAATACCAAGAAGTTCTCCGTAAGACCACTTAATTGATCCATCTTTATCATACAACCCCCCAATAATACCAAATGAGTTTTCTACATTTATATTAGGATCACCAATAAAAAATCTTACTTGAGACTTACTTCTTATAACGCAAGAACTAATATTATCTGAGGTTTGTCTTTCTATTAGAGTTTTAAGCAATACTTGTATTGGTTTACTTACAGACTCTAACTCAACATCTCCAATTCTAGAGGTCCCTGCTACTGGTCTAAATCCATCTGGTGCAAGAAATAATAAATCTCCACCAATCTCAACTACACTATCTCTTGCTATACATCCTACGTTCTTAGTTACATCTTCGGTGTCGTATACAAACTCTCCTTGAAAAGCTTTCTGTATAGCATTAGCCCCAAATATAAATAAATCATTTCTAAAGGGCTTTATTTGAACTACTTTAAATGGGGCCTCAAACTGTTGAGCTAGATTTTTTTGACTTGAGCTAGTAGTAGCAAAATCAAGTATGTTACCACCACCACCTTTTGCACTAACCGATATCTTAGTAGGAAATGCGCTGTCCCCTGCAAACCATAAAGAGTTGTTAAAAAAATCTACTAGGCTTGGTGCGGCTACAACCTGCGCTCCACCTGCTTGAGCAAAAGATTGTCCTGTATTAGAAGGGCTTACAAAAGTCCAGTTTAATCCATCAAATAGTATTCCATTATTTACCCCGTCAGCAAACGCCATATAATTTACGCTATCTAACGAAAATCCTACACCTCTTACTTTTTCTACAGACCTACTACTTACTGTGTGACTTAGGGTAAGTCCTGTGGCAAATACTTGCCATCCTACATTATCTAAAAACTTGTAGTAAGAATATGTGTTAGCTCCTGCGTCTTTTCTTGCGGCAATTATATAAGGATTTCCATATTGTTCATTTTGATAAACAAATACCCCTAATACTTTACCTTCTCCATTTGCCCCACCTACAGTAGAGTCAATACCCCCTAGTATCTCATATCCTTCTACTCTACGATATCCCCCGTATAGAGAAGGCTCATAATTAACAAGTCTAGTAGCAGAACCTGAAAACTTATCTGATAATTCTAAGTGGTTCTCATTACTATTAAGGCCACCAGAACATACTAGCTTGTATGACTGTATCTGGTCTGCCATTAGAACCTTACCCTTGTATCCCGTACATACTCATAGTTATTGATAAATAAGGTTTGTAAATCTTTTAGCCCACTCATAAATGCTTGAAACGCAAGTTGAGCCGCTTCTACATTATCTTTAAACATATACATATGATAAAGTGCGCCATCTACTATAACAGTGTCGAAACTTTCTGGTATTCTAGTTACATCAGTAGCTGCAGTTAAATCTGTATAGTTAAGAAAGTATCTAAATCTTACTTGAAAAGCTGCGTTAGGAGAGGGAGTTACTCCAAATCCTGTACCATGAGAAGCAAATACATATTCTGGTACACCTACTCCTGCATTACCTGCATCATAGTCTGCATCTCTTCTAGTGGCGTACCACTCATCCCTATCCATATATTTTAAAGTAGTAAATCCCGTGTTAAGGGAGTCATCTTTTATAATCTGAAATGTATTCCAATCAGCCTTTTTAAAAGCTGTAGGCCAAGAATATTCTGATTGACCTACTACTAAAGTTTGTGTGAACTCTGCAGCATTAAAAGGCCATTCAAATTCTGCCTGATTGACTTTTGCAATTGCAGCCCTGACTGCATCTTTAACTAAAGCCTGTACCCCTCGTACAGTAAGAAAGTCTGAAACGGGTATCTCTACCTCATTCAGCCTTCGCAAAGTTTTATTTGATAGGTCTATATAGGTAGAGGGCATACAAAATTCCTAAATGCATATAGTTGAGGGGCAAGAGTTGACCTGCCCCCCATAATACTGTATAACTTACGCTAAGTTGTAAGCGGCTGTGAATAGAGCCTCTGGACGAAGAATTTTTCGGCCATATAACTGCATTCCACGAACAATATCTGCGAAGGTTGTAGGTGAACGGAAAGTCTCTGTTTTAGCGATCTGTTCCGCTGTTGCTACTGCAGATGAATGTCCTGCCACTAGGAAACTCATATTAGTTTCTGAACCTGCCGCCGCTGCAGTTCCTGCACCTGAGCCTAGTGAAGGCAGATTATTGGATTTGTAGATTGTGAATCCACGAAGTTGTCCGGGCATACGTCCGTTTCGTAGCTCATCTCCACCACCGAAGTCAGAATTAATTAATTTTGAATCTTCGTCCATCAAGATTTCTGCAAACACAGGGTCAACCACACACCATCTTGAGTCAGTGTCTACTGCAGCCTGATCCATTTGTCGTGCAATACGGTTTAGGATTGCTAGTGGTGAAGTAATACCACCTGCACCGCCACCTGCAGCGATTGGGATAGATGTGATTTCTGCTGCACCACCAATATCAGAACCACCGAAGTCAGTGATATCTAATTTGTTAGCAGGTAGCAATTCGTCATTATCGGCATTGCTGTCTGCTTTGGTGCTTCCTGTTTCAAGTGAAGTACGTCTTGCACCTGCTGCAGTAAAACCTGCCATATGATGCAGGACTTCTGAGTCAAATGTATCACGCAATTTATAACCTGCACGGTCACTAGCCAAATCACCAAAAGAAACGTGGCTGTGTGCTTCTTCAATATCGTCAATTGCGAACTGGAAGTAGTTTGCTTGGTTAACGACCATAGTGAAGTCAGCGTCTGTGAGGTCTTGAGTTGCTAGTTGTGTACCACGCTCATATGTTGTGATTGTGATATCTGGCTCTTTAATTATTTTAACAGAGTCCCCGAAGTTAGCTATCTCCCCGGAATAATCTGTGTTAGTTACTGCATCTACAACAGATGCCGTTCTAAAGGCCTTTTGGACCTTTTTGCTATAGATTACTGGGCTGAAGTTACCTGAGTTAAGATTGGTATAGCCCGATGCTTTTGCGAATGCCATTGTTTGTTCTCCTATATGAAATGGCTTTTGAATACACCTCTCCTATGTCCTTTACAGGAAGAGGTAGCTAGATCAGATAAGACTAACTCAGTGGCAGACTACTTGAGGGTATCACGAAACTTTGTGGTCCTCTTTGATCTGGTATACCTTGTTATATTTATCTGGAAGGGGCAGGGTATACCACTTTGTAGTGGTGTCCTGCAAATCATATTACAACTACATTATAACATAGGGGGGAGTATTATACAATAGTTAATTACTATATATGCTCCCCCAAGGTCGCATCCGAAGGATACAGTAGGGTGTACTATTAGTCAACCCCCTAAATCACTTACCTAGCGGCCCCTGATATATCATAAGCAAACTTGCCTGTTCGAATTGCTTCTTCTATGGCTTCTTCGTTTGCTGCGTACTCACGATCACTCATTGATTGTACAAGACTTTCAGAAAACTTAATTCCCTGTCCTGAACTTGGGGTGGTACTAGAAGTACGTCCTATAGACTGTGCAGCCCCCGTAGAGCGAGTTTTCTTTCCTGTCTGAGCTTTGTAGAGGTCAATTGTACTAGACGCCCATGAAGCATCTGTGCTGTTCTTATACACAGAGTCTTGAATAGTAGTATGCTGAAGAGCAACCCACTCATGGAACTTAGGGTCTTTCTTTATTGTTGCATAATCAGGGTGTCGTTCAGCTAGTTGCTGTTCGGCTGATTGCCTGTGAACTTTTTTCTCAAATTGTTCAACTTTTTTAAGACGTTCTTCACCAATTCGTAGGGCTTCATTAGCGCGTTTTTGAGCAATAGTATCAACGATTTTGGCAACATCAGGATACCTTTTACTCCACGCTTCAACCTCTTCATCAGTTTTAGGGAACTTAATTTGTTTCCTAGTCGCTGCATCAAGTTGTTGTTTAATAGCGGCAACCTCTTGATCTTTTTGGTTGCGTACTTCTTGAATGTGGCGCTGAATGTCAATATAGCGTTTTTTATAACTTTCTTCTTCAGCATCTAATACCTCAGTTGGTTTTTGTTCTGCCAATACTTCCTGTGAGTAAGTCAACTCATTATCTTCTTCAGGCATACGGCTATACTTTTGCTTCTTCTGCATAATTGCTCCTTATGGGTCCGACTGATCGGGTATCCATTTTGTTAAACTGCAAAAACTATTTTTTGTTTCTTCATAATTGCAGGGAGTGGTTGCGACATTGGATAAAGTTCTTCATCCTCGTCATTTAAATGATCATCAACCTCTACGGCTGCGACCTCTACATCCATCATTTCGGATGGAATTTCTTCGGATGTTTCTCCTTCCGTTTCGGCCTCTTCTTGTTCGGTATCGTCTGAGGCTTGAACTTCGGTGTCATCAGCGCCTTCGCTATCGGATTCTTCTTCGTATACTTCATGGATAAGCCCACTCATTTCCATAGCCATGAGTCCCATCTCTGCTTCATTCTGCATATCCATAATGTGTCTCAATCCATGCCACTTCACTACATGGGCAGGAAGTACATATTCATCCTCGCTAAGATTAGCAGGAATATCATCACGCACGTTTTCTGCAGAGGAACCAATTGGAATTGGGTTGCCAGATACTTCATCATAGCCAGATACCATTGGATCATCCATACCACAAGTACAGTCAGGACCACCATCACAAGAACTCATCATACCACCATGATAAGCCTCTACTGGCTTCATTTTCTCTAGCTCTTTCTCGTCAACTAATTCATTCTTTTGCAGAGCTAGTTGTACTTCACGCTCTGAAGGAGACACAAATCCATCTTCATCTCTGTCTGCTTCAGAAACATCTACTTGTTCTACCTCGTCTGCAATCTCTTTGTCTTCTTCTGAGCGACCTTTCATACCATCTGCTTTTGTTATAAACCCTCCATCGAACACTTGTGGGTTATACCAAAAAGTTTCAAACTCTTGTCTAGTAGGATTATTTTTTCTAACAAAATTCTTTACTCTATCAGACAAATCATCCATAGAAGGCTGACTTCCATCTCCTGCCGTACCATATGGATTAGTTGCTTCTGCGTTTCCTCCGTCAACTATATTTTGTAGAACGTATTGAAAGGCAGTTTTTCCACCATCTTTAAATATAAGCACAGGTATATCAAATGTCTCACCATTAATTTCATACTGCTCTGTTACTACATCAGTTCGTTGCTCTTCTGGCTCTGGCCTTGGCATTGGTTTCAATGGATACTGTTCTAGTAACTCTCTGTCTCTCTCAGCCTGTTGTACAAAGAATTGATCTCCTGCCTCTGCTCTAGGAGATACATCTATTTCTTCTTCTGGTCTTGGTCTTGGTTTCATTTGTTCCATTACATTTCCTCTGGTGACATTAGGCCTGTTACTAAACCGCCTTTGTTAAATTTATATCTTACTTGATTTACAATTTCTGCATCACCTTTTGCAGGTAAAGGTTTAGGGGCTTCTGATTTTTTCCAGTAAGTTACCCCTTTGGCATAAACTCTATCTCTGTAGACTGTGGCAATGTCAAATCCTTTAACTGCCTGTCCTGTTCTCATATCAATAAAAAGATGTTTATCAAAAGGATTAATACCTATTTCAACAACCGTATCGTCCATTTCATTAAGAACATTTCTTTGAGAGGTAAAATTACCTTGCACAGACATAGCAGGTACTTTTTTACCATCTTCAGCTATAGCTCTTCTTTTACCTTGGTCTACATGAAATGTACCATCTGTTACTGTGACTGCAGGTAAATACGACTCAGCCTCACTATAATTAGGGGTTCCGTTTGATCTAATAGGATGGACAGTCTGTAATCTATTAAATGGTGCAGGTGGGCCATCTGGGTCTATCTTTGAGCTTAAATTCAGCCTGATAGATTTTTCTTCCCCTTCTTTTACTACGGCTCCTATTTTAGCATTCTTTTTAGGACCTCCTGCAGTACTTTTACTTAAATCAATTGCCTCTAAATCATCTAAAGTATGATTTTTTAATACAACATCTGGATTTTCTATATTAAATTGACTTGTGCCTATTTCTAATTCATCTGCAAAAGCGGCATCCATTTGACTAGCTATAGGTGGATCATTTAGAGGTGGTCCCCCATTATCTCCAAATTTATAAATCTTTCGGTCTTGTCGCATCTTAGAAATATTGTCTATGTAGGCATCTTTTTCCGCTTGTTCTATTAAATTAATATATTGATTAACTTCCTCAATCATTTGGTCATCTACTTCGGTAGATATGTCAGACATAGTTAATGACCTTTGATCCCCTGCAGTAGGTATATTTTGCGATCTACGGTTTTCAAAAAAATCTCTCATTAATATTTGATAAGGAACAGCTTCTAGCTCCCCTGCATACCCTGCAGCCCCTGTTGGACCTATCTGAGAAGAATATGTGCTATGTTGTTGTACTGGTCCTGTAAGTAGTTCTCCTGAAGTATCAAAGTTAGCTACTGAAGTCCCTTGAAGGTTTGGAGTTGTTAATAACTCAGGATCACTTATAGCTACTCTAGCATCCCCCATAGTTGGGAAACCTTTATCTACATAATCTGTTTTGTCTAATTCTTTCCAGATAAGCTGTCTTCTTGTTCCTACAACATTTTCTTTTAAATATTTTTTAGCAGCGTCTAGGTTATCAAATCCAATAAAATTGGGGTCTACATTTGTTTTTACCCATTTTGTTAAGTCGTTCATATCTTTCTTTTTGATGGGGGATTGTTTCATCATTTCTATGACAACATCACTCATCATAGTACTAAAATCACCACCTTCAGGACTCATGGACATATATATGCCTTTTGCGTCAAATCCTTCTTTACCTATCCTAGCAGCTTCCTCTGCTTGACGCCCCATAACACTTTCCATAGAAGCAAAAGCCCCAGTATAAGGATTTCTTATAAATCCTCTACCACCTTCAAGTTCTATGGGAACCTCAAAGTCATAATCTCTTGCCCCACCTCTAAGACCTGTAAGAATTTTACCTGCATCTGTTCTGTCAGCTACAAGAGGTATAAGCCTAGAACCTTTTAAATCTTCAATTTTTAAAGATTTTGTAGGCATCAGTAGTCCCTGATCAGTAGCCTGTACATCAATATCAGGAACATAATTAGGAGCTTTATTTTTATAGAATCCTTTAGAACTACCCGTCAGACGTACAGGGTCTAATTCTTCTTTAGTTGCGGTACTTGCAAACATATTGCCAAGGTTAGAACCCACTGTATTGGGATCATACTCTGGAAGAGAGTCTACAAGTTTGTTGGCTCTATCTGCAGCCATCCTAGCTCCAGACATAATAGCCTTCTGTGCGGCATCTCCTATCCCCGGAACTAATCCAACAATAGTAGCTACTGCCCCTAGCCCACCCAAGGCTCCAATTAAATAGTAATTAGGATTTTCTTTATCTAGCTCGTCCCCAATAAACTGTACTGTCTCATATCCACCTTTAATATCCCCAATAATAGGAGTAAAATCTAAGGCAACATTACCTACATCTTTCCAAGTAATCTCAGAGGGAGGATCAGAACTTTCTATATATTTTTCGGCTTCCTTCTGCCAATCTTCGGCAGTACCTCCCATAATAGTATCATCCTGAACGGGGCTATCAGATTTCTGTAGAAGGTCAGTAAAATTCATTCTGCACCTTTTAGGGTTTCATGTCTAAGGGTAGCTATCCTACGAAGCTCCGTTATAGAGCCTTGTATTTCTAGGATGCGGCTAGGGTCTTTGCACGTTTCTAACAGAGTACGCAAAACCTCAATTCTTTGGGCTGCGTATTCTACTAAAATATCAAAGTGATCCTTGTCATTTACTAAAGGTAACAAGGACCTATAAAATTCTTTATTCATTACTTTTTCTTTAAGCACCTATCTGCCTTCTTACATTCCGTCTTTGTCTTACATGGTTTGCAATATGTCATTGAATTACCTCATTTGCTGTGGGTGGGGGTTGATCTGGCTGTGGTGCGTTACCACCATTTGCTCCACCACCTGTACCAGTAAATCCTTGAGTGTCAGGTGTAGGCGCTTGTGGCGCTCCTGCCCCTTCTGGAACAGGGGGAGTTGGTTGCTGTGGCGGTTGAGGCATCATAGCCTGTATCTCTGCCATCATCTTTTGTTGTATAGCGGCTTCTCGTGGATCATTAAGTATCTTGTCCTCATCTAGGTCCATACTGGAAGCAAGTTCTCTTAGGATGAAGTCATACTTAACAAATGGAGCCATCTGTGGATTAGCGGTCATTTGCATAAACTGCAGTAGTCTCTGGCTTCGGACTTCGTTACGCATGAGGCTCTCTGTACCTCTGGCTTTTACATCTAAGTCTCCCACAAACTGTGGATCAAAGTTAAACTGCATATTGAATGCAAATAGACTTTTGCCTAGAGGTCCTAGCAGGTAATCGTCAATGTTCCTGACCACTGCTTTAATGTTTTGCGCTGCAGCCCCCATCAGCATAGACATACCACTGGCAGTTCGTCCCACCCCACCTACGGCTCCAGAACCATGCGAGTAACTAGGTATACCAGTAGCCTCATCAGCTAACTGCCTAGACTTATCAAACATCATCAAAAGCTCTTGGCTTACGTTCGGAAATTTAGTTCCAAAGATAGCCTGTCCGGGTGCTCCTGCCTGTCTCCTAAAGACTTTGCCCGGATAGACTTGTAGGTCTTGACCGGGTACTAAATTAGTTTCATCTACTTCGATAAGTAGGTTACCAGATAAGGCTCCATTATCTACAGCCATTCTCATAAAGCCATTCATAAGCAATTGAGTATCTGTCATGTTTTCAGCTACACCAATACCAAAGAATGAGTAAGGATTTAGCTCATACGGTACTGCTAGATATGGAATACGACTAGGAGTAAACGGATTTAATACTAGTCTCAATATCTGACCATTACATACCCATATATTTACTTGTACTTGATCCTGATCATTTAATTCTTCTGGTATTTCTAAATCAGCTTCTTCAGCTAGTTCAGAGTCTAGCACACCCCAATACTCTAGCACCTCAAAGCGATCCATTTGCTCAGATACGCTATCTTCTTCTAGGGCATCTTCCCAATAGCTACGGTAGTAATCTGCACCATAATCAATAGCTAATTCAATAGACTCACCTCTAAAGTGTGGACGCTTCTTGAGACTGCGTAGTTGTGTGCGATTAAGTCTATGTCTCTGGATAGTAAACTCAGCTTCAGACATATTTCTAGCATCTGGGTCTGGGTAGAAGTCCCAAATAGAAACATATTCCATTTTAGGCATAGTTTCCATTATAGGATTATACTCACCGTCCTCATCCCAACGAGGATATTCTTTGGCTTGAGCAAAAGGCCCCTTCATTACCCCTGTACCAAACAAACAAGTCTCAAATGCTACAGAACGTAGATGTTTAGGAGCTTCAGACTCGTCTAATTGGTCGTGCATCAGCTTTTCCATGCGCTGTGCAGCTACTTTGGCAGGTTCAAACACCATTGAGCCTTGAATATTAGAAGTATCTACCTCTAATTCGTCTTCTATTGGCCCAAGTTTGTCTTTATATACACCTAAGTCCTTCGCTATGTCGGGCCTAGCTATATTATAGGGAACTTTAAAGTCTAAATTAGCCTGTTCCTTAACTTTTTTCTCTGTAACTCTATTTGGGTTAAAAGATACCGTGTCTTCTACGTTATTTGGGTACTTTCTAGCCTCAATTCCTATAGGAAACTTCGATCCTGCAAACAATACGTCTACAACTTGGGCATATGCAGCCAAAACCTTTGTTTTAGTTACTTTAATAAACGCCTTAGACTTCTCAGTTTCTGTGAATTGGACTTCTGAGCTATAAACCCCACGATAATTACGATATGCATCTAGCCAACGGTCTTCATCAGACAATCTAGCGTCTTTTGCACGTTCATATTGGGTTTTTATGTAGGCAACCGTGTTAGAAAGCTCAATATTTTGCTCTTCAGGGTTGTTATCTTCTTCCAAAGACATAGCCAAGTCAGTATCAACTGCGTCTTCAGGTAAAGGTTTGTCCATTAATGCCATATTTAGTATCCAAAAATTGAGTCGGCAGGTCGCCAACTTTGTTGAGGTACGCCACTGCCCATATCAAAGGGTGAAAATGCCTTTGGTCGGCTCATAACGGCATACCGAATTGAGTCATATGTATGTCTTTGCTGCGAAGTTCTGGCGTCAATATCATCACCGCCTTTAGGGTCCGAAGGAATTATAGGTAAATCTGCTATTACCTGCCTACAGGTGTTAAAAAACTGTATCCCTGCCATTCCTGTGACTTCATCTACTTTAAGAACTTCGTGTAATCTGTTCTTACCTGCTACCCTAGCTCCGCTGCTTCTATCACTAGGCCTCCACCTACAGCCCTGAGATATCATTTCCTCTGCTATAGATGGCCCAATTTGCCCTCGTTGATGCCAACAAGAGCTATCCAGTACTCCGTACTGTATCTTTTCCCCACCTTCTGCTTCCATCACGGCTCTAGCTAAGTCTCTGCCTGTGTGTTTAGATACATATAGCTCCCGATAACAGATTAAGGTGTCATATGAAGGGTCAATAGCAAACCAATGAACTGAGCTAAAACTAGAATAGCCATAATCACATGACCTGAATCTGGTCCAATCAGTCGGAATATCATATGGTTCAATAACGTGATCTTTTTGCCTAAACTCTGGAAAAGCCGCCCCATCTGCTACTCCCCAATCACCCTCTAATAACTGCCTACGCTGCATCTCTGGTAGAGACAACAGGTTAGCTTCATACTGACCACTTTCCATGAGGTAAGGATTGTCCTGCAAACTGGCAGGTATAAACCTACGATAGAATAGTGGCTCCCCTTCCTTGGCGTGTCCCTCTGGGTATACTAACTCCTCGCCCGTTTCTATGTTAGTTGCCACAAACTTTCTGTTTGCAGGGGCAGGATCAATGAAGGTTCTCTTTACCCATCCATGTCCTATACCTCCGGGGTTAGTAGTTGCCCTCATGTATATAGGTAGATCAGGGTCCGTTGTACGAAGCCTTGATCTTAAATAGTTCCACGCAAAGCTAGTGGCATACTGAGTTAACTCGTCTACAGCTATATAACTAAATGACTGACCTTGATAACGCAGTACGTCTTGGTCACGCTCTAGATATGTAAGCCATAGTTTAGCCCCACTGGGAAATGTCCACTGAGACTTCTTCTCCTGCCACTTGGCCCCCTTAAATGCTCTGGGATATAACCCCTGAGATTTAAAGATTAGTTCCCTAAGTTCATCGTTAGTCCGTCTAAGAATAAGCCCATTGAAATTAGGATTATCAAAATAACGCATAGGATCAGCAAGTAAACCGTAACTCTTACCACCACCTGCGGCTCCACCGTATAGTACTTCTCTTTCTGACGCTGCAAGGAACTCTGTCTGTGGCCCTGCATTGGGAGAGAATACTACCTCTTGTTCTTGCTGCTTAGACTTAATTACTGAGAAGTCCAAGCCCTCTGTGACAGTCTCTTCTTTAGGCGTAAGCTCTTCCAGTTTTTTCTTAGCCATTGTAAGCCTACGCTTTGCGTCTGTCTGCTTACGTTTGGCTGCAGCCATCTTCTTATCTTTAGCAGTCTTAGGCTTACGCTTACGGTTAGCCTTGTCTCTATCTGCCAAAACCTTTGAAGGGTTGTCTGAACCTTTGCCCCTACGGTCACGCCATATATGTATCAGCCCTTGATGGCTTATCTTTTCCCCTGTCTTAGAGGATAACCACGCTGCAGCTTTTCTGGAAGAGTGTCCATTCTCCAGATAGTCTAACGCCTCTTCAACTAATACTGCCTTCTCTTCATCTGGAACCAGTACTAGTGGATCATCCTCTGAAGCCTTATATGCATAAGGTATCTTAGCAGTTTTATTAGGCCTCGTCTTGTTCAGCCAGATTGTCACTGTCATTCTTCGGTGGAAGTATAAACATCGCACCGCCTGTATTGTTTACCTCAATTTGCTCTTTCTTGATCAACCCAGTGCGGTCTAGTATCTGAGAAGCTGCCGCTATAGAGTTTCTGGCTCCCATAGCTGCAGGGTCATTTAAAACATCTACCATACCCCAAGCGGCTTTAGGCGCGTTCATGGCTAGTAACATAGATGCCTTCTCGTTGATTTCTTTTTGCAGAGGCCCTACCACAGAATTAATACTGGTGGTGTCGGCATAACCTTCTTCTCTCATTGCCCGTCTTATATCTCCCCGTATTTCAGGGGCCATAAGAAGCTCTAGAAATAAAGCCTGTTTCTCTGTTAGTTCTTTCTTATCGTCCATTTTACTACCTTAAATAAACAAAC